CACCTCTGCGGTGATCTTCTTGGTGTTGCGGTCGAGCCTGTCCTTGATGATGTTGTCAAGCTCTTCCTGTGTTTCGATAGTTTTAAATTCAGACATTATAGTTTCCTACCTTTCCTCGTAGTCGAGTATATATGTAAACGCTGACAAAGGTCAGCAGCTTACTCTTTGCTTTTTCTTTTCAGTCTTGGTGGTAGCGCATATCCAGTGCGCAAGGAGTGCCGCATCCAGCAGGCTCACATCTGCTCCTTCCAGTATGCTGATATAGCCGAAGCCGCCGTTATTGCCGATAGCACGATGCTCAACGTTTGCCGCTATCTGCTCTAAGCTGGGCTGATCTGAGTGACACAGCGTACCCGAGAGCACTGCTGTCTCGAACATAGAGTTAGCCTCGATGATCTCAGCCACTTTCGGCAGGATCGGCTTTTTCTTGACACCTGCATCTTTCATCTCATCGGCGAGTATCGTCTGACCGTTTGCACCGTCAATGACTATCTCACGGACGTGTGGATTTTTCAGATATGGCATCATCCAGCTGTTGCCCTCTCGTGTCGGTCGGCAGTCGATAGCCTCAACGAATATCCTGCCATCTGAGAGCCGTACAGCCGCCGCCAGTGACACGTTCGATGTATTCTTGGCAAACTTCACGCCCATGAAGATAGACGGCTTATCGGGAAGCTCTGTGCGTTCTGCGAGGACTGCCCGCCATTCGTCACGGCTGATGGCTGACTTCTGGTTGTAGCTGAGCCACAAGCCCAGTCGCTGTATGTTGTAATCGACTTCGTCCTTGCGGTTCTCGCCTCGGACAGAGCGCTCTTTGAGTATCAGCCCGAGAGATGGGTTGCACAGATACCAGAGGTCAACGTCTTCCACGTTGGACATCTTCTTGACGCCCCACTCAGCCCAGCCGCAGTCCTGTGAATTGCCCGTGAGAACGTCCTTGCGGTAGTTCAAAAATACGGTGCCCTTTGATACTGCTGTCGGTGGAGTTCCACACATCAACGTTTGAGGGTTAGCACTGTCTGATACCACATATTGCAGAGCTGTTTCCTGATCGCTTGTGTACTCCTGCGCCTCATCGACCAGGTGTGTGTCGTAGCCTTCGCCAAGTCCACCCGTACCTGTTCGGGTACGGAAGTTGATGTACCCTCCGCCGCCTTTCAGCCACTCTATGCTTTGCTGTCCCTTTGAGCGATTGACATGATAGTCGTCGTTCTCGACAAATCCCTGCTCCGTGAGCATATGCAGAAATTTTAAAAACGTGGAATTAGCCGTGAGTGTCAGGTGCGCCGTATACAGTACAGCTTCGCCGTGTTTCAGCCCCCAGTCGCCACGCATGATGAGCAGTTCGGACTTACCGTTTCGTCGGGGGATAGACCACCCGAATTTGATGTGCACCCACAGCCCCTCATCGCCTACCGCCATGATGTCATAGATCATAGCTTTTTGCCAGTCCATCGCTTTACGGCTGGACTGATCGTAAAACAGCACCGCTTCGCCGCCTTTGGTCTCGGTATACGGCAGCACCACCGATTGTGTAGGAAACTGTCTGCCGATGCGCTTGTCATCAGACATACAGTTCTACCTCCCTTATAGGTATAAAAAAAGCACTTGCCGCCGACATATATGTCGGTCGCAAATGTTAGTCGTCTATCAAGCCGCTTTTATCATGCTCGATGGTTTCAAGCATAGCGGTTATTTCCTCATCAGCCGCAGGAGGCGGCTTTGAGGTCGGTTCGGGTGATCTTGGCATTGCCTTTACCTCCTTTTGGGTATGAAAAAACCGCCTTTTACAGCGGTTGACGGGTTGTTTTGTTTGTGGTATAATTTCCATATGCGTGAGAGGAGAAAGGCGTGAATACAATGGAAATTGAACAGCGTGCTCATGAATTTGCTCTTAAAGTCCTAGAAGTAAGTTGCAAGAACAACCCAGAAGAATTTTACATAAAAGACTCTAAGGTTTTTGATACTGATGCTCTCTTCAACGTTTATAATGCTGCTTATCAGACAGTTTTTGAACGATATGCAGAGGAACCGTAACGCCGCCGATATTTACGTGCGGTTCGTCATCTTTTATTTCATATTTCTTAACGGCTCCTACCTCTCGGAGCTTTTCTTTTTCAAGCTGTTCACAAGCATAGTTGTATGCCGCTATATAGGCTTGCATACTTGCCCTGCAATTTTCGGCAGAGAAGATCTTATCTTTCCAAGCCCTTTGCAGATATGCCAGCGCTATATCATGTGCTCGTTTCTCGGTGTCGGTCATCTTTTTTGTCCTCCTTTTCGGGCATAATAAAACCGCCTAACTAAGTCAACCGTCTTCTTTGAGCCAAAATCTCGGACTCTTTCGCAATCGCCTCAGCCCTCGTCAGCTTCATCGGCTTAGGCAGACTAGCCGCATACGCTATCCGCTGAGCCTTAGCCTGCTCATTAGCCCACCGCTTACTGTGAACGTTCTGCCGCCCTTTCTCCGAAACGTAGGACACATCACAGGTGCAGTTGTCATGCCGCCTGTACACGTCCTTCGGAACTTCATCAGGGTAACGATAACGTCCTGCAAGTTTCGAGCACCAGTCACAGCAGTTGTGACCGTCTTTGCGCTCGATGTAGCAGGAAAGTCCCGCCTTACTGCGAAATTCGGCGTTTTTCTTGATGTAGTCCGTCTGAAAACTGCCTGTGATGTTCTCGGCAGTGCGCCCCAGCACCTGAATGGCGTGTTCTGCCGTGTCCTTGATCGCTGCACCGCCTATTGCCGCCCTGATACGTTCGGCAGGAAAGTCCGCTTTCTGCGGTTTAAGTCCTATGCCTTTCTTAGCATCGAGGGCGGACTGAACTTCTGCGCAGATAGCATTCACATCATCGTAATTGCCCCGCAGGAGCGGTTCAAGAATGCTGTGCGCGATGTTGTAATACATCTTCTCCCCGGGGAGATCATCGGGCTTTGTCGTGCTCTCGATGGACTTCCGCAGGAGCTCACCCAGACGGCGAGCGTATATGCTGGTATCTTCCATAGTAGCAGTGCCGTTCTCGATCTTGCGCTTGATGTGAGAGAGGACGCTGTCCTTTCCGCACCTTGCATCGAATGCCTGCTTTATCCTATCGTGGAGTTCTATGCCAATATCCTCAGCCATAATGTCACCGCCTTACAGCCCTGTGAGACTATGCAGTTTTTCCTCGTCGAAGTAATCGGGGAAGGACTGCTGTATCTTGTTCACTGCATCACCTATACCCGAGAGCTGACTTGCATCAGGCTCAAAAAGCGGTTCGTACATTACCTTAGTCTGATAGATGATACTGCGGTCATACGCCATGTTGTCCCGCAGACAAGCCGCCAGATAGCCTGCATTGAGGAAGCCCACAGCAAAATCCCTCTGCGCCTTTCTAGCCGCCAGACGGAGCGTCTCGTGGCTCGCTCTGATGGCTTCGGGCGTTGTCGGGTTTGCTGTTGAAAATCCGAGATCGTCAAGAGTCAAGCCTGTTTCGCCTGCGAACATCGAAGCGATAGTTTTCAGCTGTTCGTTAAACGGCGTCATGCTCTGCTGCTGGAATTGCCCGAGCACAGGGTGTTCGCCCTCGCCGTCCTTATCAAACCGCAGAAAGCTGGAAATTGTCGCCTGCCACTTGTCGGGCATTTCTGCTTCGGGATCCAGACCAAGCAGATACTTCTGCGGAAAGCTGTAAAACTCCGCTGACACTTCCGACCGTTTCAGCGTCCTCAGTGCCGTATCTGTTAGATCCATGCACGCCCTTGATATTCTCGAACGACCGAAGGGTCGTATGGGGTCGGGTCTGTGTATCACAGGTACCAGCAGAGCATACGGCGCAGGGTTCGGGTAGGTCTCTGTCAGCTTGCCGTCACGGTATATCTGCGTTTCCTCAGCCGTGAAGTATGCCTCGACCGTCGGGAGACCGAAATAGTCGGTGCTCGTTGCCGATATAGTCATACTATCACGTTCCAGCACCGCATAGCCCTCAGAGAGCATATGTGTCACGGGGTCGAGAATGCCTGTGGCGTTGCCGCCGTCGATAGCCTGCAAGCGGGGTATGCCGTCAGCGATGGAAATGTATATGAAGCTGCACGATGTCACCACAGCGGAGCTGATAGCACCGTCTGTCAGAACGTCCTCGCTGTTGAGGTCGTAGATCTCGCCCAGTCCCATGCCGTCATTCGAGAAGCCCTCGAAGACGATACGGTCGCTTATACTGTCCGCAGCTTTTGCACACCAGCCAAGCACGGGGCGCAGCCAGAGAAACTGTTTCGGGATCACATTGCTGAGGTCCTTTGCGGTGTGCTTCATATCGTAGTACCTGTACCGTGTCAGCACTCTG